TAACAGTTCCTGAATATTGTGTTTGTGTTATAGCTGCAGTATTAGTATACGGTAATGTTACCAAGTCACCAGTTTTAACTGTGGTTGATGTTGCATGATGTGATAATCCAGTATTACCTTGGGCAAATCCAGGTCTTAAGCAGCGATGAGGTATATCAACAGAAGCTCTATACTCAGCAGAATCACTTCTTGACATACGAGTATTTGCAAAACCATCAACTAAATAACCAGCTTTCCATCTTGGATTATAAGGAGATACTGTATCTAAAATTTGTTTGTTTTGTGCTTCAGTTTCTAAGAAATTTAAAGCAGTATAATATTCAACTTGATTTAATCTTGTATCAATCCTTCCGATATCACGCATAGTATAACGACGTTGGTCAACAAAATCAATACCAACTTCGCCAGTACTTAATGTATATGGAGGAACGCTTAATGTAAATAAATGCATTGCATCGCTTGGGATGGTAGGAGCTGCAGGGCTTCTATCTGGAATACCTTCAGAAACACCGAAATTACCTTTAGAATCTAAATAAACTTTATCCATTCTTGCTAAGTAGAATTGAATATCAGTTTCGAATTGTGAATATCTTGTAGGAGCAAATGCTGTTTGAGCACCTGTTCCTGTAAAGTTACTACCAGTATTATCCATTCTTGGTCTAAAGTCAACAGCAGATCTTAATTCTTGAGTACTATATTTAGGAATATCTTCGTAATCAACCTGTCCAGTATATGAATCAACTGTAAAGAAGTCACCAGCTGAATGTGAGAAGTAATCATATGTTACAGTAAGTGCAACAAGTGCAGTATAGTTAGATGTAGACTTTAATGTAATATGACCAATACCATAATGAGTATCTGTTTGACCATTATCTAAATCAAAGTGTTCAGTTACATCAGCACCGCCCGAAGTTTCAGTAATAGTTACTATACGATATATGTCTGCATGACCAAGAGCATTCGTAGCACCTGGAGTACTAAAATCTGCTCCTGCATTTAGTGAAGTACCTTGGTTAGTAACTAATGTTTTAGTTTTTTGATCTAACGTACGTATCATTGGAGCAATTAATCTTACACTATCACCTTGAATTCCAACTGGTAAGTTAGATATAACAACATTTGGAGGTGATGCTCCATTGTTAATTGTAATGTCAGCCGTAGTTACTTCTTCACCACCAACTTCAGAAGTATCATCATTTATTAGAATCCAATTTGTATTAAGTGATTTAGAACCAAATTGTTCATTGGCAGCAACCGCAGTAAATGTTGCAGTGTTACCACCCGATACAGTAGCTGAACCAACTATACGATTAGTCTCGTAACGGTAATTCATATCGGTTGTACCATCTGTTTGGCTATTACATGTTTTTATTCTGTCGTAAGGTAAGTCATATACTAAACTATCTGGACCTAAGTTATATGTATTAACAGAACTTGTTTGGGCTATATCTGCAGCAAATGTTGCACCAGCCGCTGTAGCATCTAAGGCATCTAATTGAGTTGCGGCTGTCATTGTACCTGTAAAATCAAATATGTGTATTCTATATCTTGAAGCAGCTGATTCTCCATCACCACTTACACGTTCGATTGAACGAGCACGACAAGTACCAACTGAAACACCACTACTATTTTCAATATCTATTCTGCCGAACTGTGTAATGTCAGGTGTGCCAACCATATTATCAACTTCAATATAGTTATTATGTGTTATCTCTGTAAGTTTATCTGTAACTAATTCTGATGTTCTTGCTTTATTAAAATGAACATTAGTAGTTCCTAATTTCTCTATTTCATAACCTCTTACATAAGCTTTCGAAGGGCCAACTGCAAGAGATAGTTTTGTAGCAACAGGAGTATCTGCCTGATGTGTTTTGACAATAGCTGGAAAAGGATTAACATAATAATTACCTGATTCATCAAATGTTCTACGTGCTAACTCATCTTCTAAAGCATTATAATCAGCTGTTCGTGCATTCTTAGTAATAACACCAGACTCTAATCGAGCTATAAGAACAAAATTACCAGAGTTTGCATTAACCGCTTGAGAAGATAAGACTGCTGTAATAGAATAACGATGTGCGCCTGGGGCAGACTCATTAGGAGTACCTGTAGCATTATCATTTAATGTTGCATCACTGCCTGAGCTGACAAGGGACTCAGTGACAAGTAAACCAATATCAAATGATACATCATTTGTATACTTAGCTAATACAATTGTTTTAGCTTTAGCTGTAACAAAATGTTTCTTAATGTAGTATACACCATCTTCGATAGACACTATTGAACCAAAGCCTGTAGCAGAAGATGCTTTAACTTCGGCTGACTTATTAGCTCCATCTGTTATCGTTGCGTTATCAGCAAATATAGTACCAGATGTATATTGTACAAATAATGTAATTGGGTCTGAGCCATCGGCTAAAACCGCATGAATAACTTTTGCTTTGTTTGTACCATCAGTAAATTCAGTACCAACTAATTCTACAACAGTATCACAATATGCATTAGCTGAATCTAATTTAATATAGTCAATTTTATTATGTAAGTGAACTGCACCAGGGATAACAACAGAACCATCTTTAAATACATGGTCACCCGTAGATGATACTTGATTTTGTAATGTTGTTTGTAACTGGGTTAACTCTCTTGCTTGTACAGCCTTACCGGGTCTAAATAATATCCTTTGATATTTTTCTTTAGGAGTTAAACCATCCGCACCCGCGGTGTTATAATCGTCCCAATATGGTTCTACGTTAAATGAAATTGCCATGTTCCTATCCTATTTAAAATGCGATTACTAATCTTATTGTTTCCACCTGTCCAGATGCTCTGGATGTTGCTGTTCTATTCTCTACAAACATTACATCACCTTGATGATGGTTAATCAAAGGAACTCCTACTGCCGTAATATCATCACCCGCACCTCCTGAACCCGTTGCACGAGTAAAGTGTGATGTAGTAAATGTTCCAAATCCAGTATCTTCGTTTTGTATATAATGTAATACACCAGTAGCGTTATTATATTCTACACATATACCTTTAGCACCAACTGTACCACCTGTATGACCTTCAAATGCAAAGTCAGCTACATATGTGGAACCTAATGAAGCAGGAATTGTTACACTCTTACATGTATTATATGCACTAGCTTCTGCAATTTGAGCAATAGTACCTGAACCAGATGATGTAGTAGCGATAGCTTTAAATACTTCGCCCACAACTGGATTACCACTGGTTGAACCAGCCGTTGCCCAGTTTGCATCAGATGATGTACCCATTGTTAAAATCTTATAAAATTGACCAACTACCATACAGCCTGCAGCCGATAGTGTTGCGCTCTCATTAGCTTGTTCAATTGGGTTTTTAATAACTGCTATTTGTCTAAAGTCATTTGAATCAGGAATTGTACTTGATTCGTCGCCAGTAAATACTGTATTAACTGTTACATAATGTGCACGTAAATCATTTGTAGGATCTGCGCCGTATCCACCTGGAGGACCAATGACTGGCCTTACTGCACCATTTGAACCTGAACCACCCGTTACTGTAACAGTAGCGTGAGTATATCCTGTGCCTGCATTAGTCATTGTAATACCTGTAATGGCTCCACCTGCTACTGTAGCCGTAGCCGCAGCACTTGCGCCATCACCTTCAATCGTTAATGTAGGAGCTGAACTATATCCAGTTCCTGCCGCTGTAATTTTCATATTATATATTGCACCATCAATTGCATTGTTCTGAACACTCCACTGATTTGTCAGTGCAGTATCCGCGCCGCCACCTGGTGCTTCTTTAATATGTCTTACCGGTATAAATGATGTTGTTAAGAATTTAGTTACATCAGCTGTTGGGACTGTATACATGTATTTCCATATATACCCATCTGATCCACTATGGTCGATAACACCAGATGTTGCTATAGCTGTGTCATCTGGGTTAGTTGAAGAAGCTCCTGCTCCTGCCTTTAAGCACATGTATACATTGTTATTTGCTGAAATAACGAAATATACTTTGCCTTCTATATTTGTATCTTGATCATCATACTCTACATATGTTGTACCAGAAACCCATAGGTTTCTTGGTGCACTATGAATAATATCACCAGCATCAACTCGCTTCATGGCAAACATGTTTTCCCATAAAGTGTTTGATGTATAGTCATTTTCATATGGGGTTGTCGGAACAGTATCATCTGTCCATGCGTTAGGCCGTCCCAGGGCCATGTAGAATTGATTATCACTTAGACTTCCTACAAACTTATTTGTTGTATCTAGTCTGAATTTACTTGTGATTATTGCTGCCATGTCTTTTCCTTAGTTTTATGAAATAACGAGTGAACTAGCTCCACCCATTCCGAATTGTGTCTTTATATTGTTATTTATACTATCTTGTAGTGTCCAATGAGCGAAATCTGAGTTTGGACCTAAATATCTAAACTTCATATTGTCCCAATGGTTTTGCATACCTATAATACTATATTGGGCACTGCCTCGTGCAAAATGGGTATACGTTTTCTCTAGTAGGTGACTATTAAATTGGACTGGTCCAACTTGAAATGCACCAATGTTAAAATTAAGTAAACCAGCTGTCGGTAACCAACCGTACTGTGCTTGGTTATTTCCTGATGTGAGTAGCTTCACTAAGATAACAATCTCACCAAAGAACTTAAATCCTGCTGGGTGAATCAATCTTGTAAATGCATTCTTCCAATCAGCAATGTTCTTACCAGTTCTAAGAACATATGAGAACTGCTGATAATAGTAAGAGTCTTGAATAAACTTTTTATCTGACAAGAATCCATCAGCTGAAGTAAACAATCCCTTTGGATATGTTCTTACAATATCAGCATTTGATAATGCACTTGTAAATGTTAATCTATGTTTAGTTACTCCTGAATCTGAATATACATCTTCTGTATAGTCTGTACCTGAAGTTTGATATGTATCATTTACAAATACAACAGAATCATCAAACAGCGCTGCGTTACCATCATCATTATTTCCACTAACTACTGTTGGTGTACCTGATATAGTAAATATATTTGTTGGTGTATACTTTGTTCTATCAGCTATAGTCGCAGCTGATTGGTCAGTCCACTTACCATCTGACGGATTAAGTATATCTACGAATGGAAAATATGTTTCTACTTCATCATCATAAATCATTCTAAAAAATGCTGTAATCGATTCAGGTGTACCACGTGACTTATAGAATTCTACAAGTCTCTTATAAAATGCTCTTGGATTTGTAGCAAAGTCTCTTGGTACCGAAACACCAATCTCATTCTGTAATTCAGTTAATAAGTGTTCTTCAACATAATCAATATCTCTTTGGATATCAAGTGCATTAAGATAAAATCCAGATAGGTTTTCTCTTTCTAAATATAATGCATACGTCTTAAGAAATGCAACTAAGTCTGGATATGTAGATTCTACATGGTCAGGTACTAATTCATCTATGTAACTCGATATATTATATTTACCTAATCCCATTAGTTAGCCACCGTATTATAATCGATACCAGCAGTTGTTCCGCCAGTAGCCATAGTATCTATCTCTCCTGTTATAGTTGCGGTTGAGGTATTAATTGTTAGTAATTCGTTTCTTGTAGGTGATACATCAGACGATGCTGGTTTAACCGTAACATCGATTGTAGTCATACCAGTAGGTAATGCAGTTGGTTGGAATGAGTTAAGAGTAACTGTTCCAGCTTCTTCATTTACATCACCAACATTTGCAGTTTGTACTATACCAGATGTGTTTATAATTTGAATAATACGTGTATCACTTGATGAATCATAGTAGTCTTTAAGTTTACAATCAATACCACCAAATGTAAATATAGTTGATGTCAAATAAGACCCTGTAGATGATGTAGTAGCATCTAAGTCAGTCAATGCTTGATTAAACTTAAGTGTATATTTAGTTGCTGTTCCAAGTGCTGGTGTAATTTTCTTTGTCATCTTCACACGAGTGATATTAGATACGATAGCGACACTAGTATCATCAATCTTTTTTCCAACATTAGAGTCTCTATATACTCCGTTAAAACTTTTAAGGGTATCATTATTATATGTCACGAGTGTACTCCTTATATCGGTTGCTAATCCGGCCGCAGTGACCGTAGCTTTATTAGGATTATATTTAAAGTAAACTTCTAAATCGATATATGTATATTCAGGGTCAACTAAGACCGGAGTGATGGACACAACATTCTTTGGTTTAAGAATATTCGTTTTGATTGTTATTTTTTGTGCATCAGTTAGTGTTTCAGCAGATAATGGTTTAATACTTATATAAACCTTACCATAATCTGGTACGTCATGGTCTTCACCACCCCATACAGCAACAGCCTCAACATCAGCGAATTGGTTTTTAATAATTGTTTTATAGTCATCAGGTGTTACAGCTCTGTTCTGTGATATATGAGAAAGAGGTGCATTAAATTTAATTGCATCTGATGTTTCTCTTGCACCACCACCAACAGCTTTACTTACCAATGTAATTGTCTCATCACTATTACCAACAAGTGAATCAGTCATAGTAAATACAGAAGCACCATTAACATTTAATCCAGATGCAATTGAAGCATATTCTACTTTAATATTATTTCCATTTCCTGGTCTTTTACCAATGATATTATCACCAAACTTGACTTCATAGTAACCATCTCTTCCT